GAGTGGAGGCGGCCCCGGCGGAATTTCACCCAACCGAGGGTGGGGTCCAGCACCTCCCATTTCGGGATGAACTGGCCCACCCACTGGGCAATCCAACTAATCCATGCCAGGGCGCCGTCGATCATCGCACCCTACTTCAGGGGCAGCGACTTCTTGCCCTTGGCGGGCATCAGGATGGAGATGGTGAGGCGGCGCATCCCCTTACCGACGGGGGGCATGGGCATCGGCATTTCGTCCTCGTCCTCGTCCTCGTCGTCCTCCTCCTCTTCGGGCTCGGAGGCGGCCATCTTCTTCGGGGCCTTCAGCTTGGGCGGGGGCGCGGAGAGGGTCGAGAACAGGTCGCGCAGGATGTCGGTCAGCCCGGCGAGGGGGTCAGCCTTAGGTGTAGGTGTGGCCATGGATGGTGAACCGTCCTTTCGTGATGATGGCCACGTAGTCGTTGAACGTGCCATCGGGGTGGATGTAGCCCCAGCAGAAGCCCTGGGACCACTGGTTGGGGCGATTCTTCAGGTAGTTCGGGTTGCGGCGGCACAGCCCCGGCACGCTTACCCCGGTCTTCACATCGCCGTCAAGCTGCCCGTATTTCGAGGCCACCTGATAGGTGTGGAAGTGGCCGAACCGAATCGAGTGCTCGTAACTGATGACCGCCCGCTCCGCCATGTTCTTGCTGTTGGGGAGGGTGTCGCCATGGATGAAGTGGAGCTTCCCGGCGCTGACCACTCCGCCCCGTTCCACGATGTCCCAGTCGTCAAGGTCCAGCAGGGTGTCCACCTGAAGGAGGTCGGCGAGGCCGGGTTCCCGCTCGGCCAGTTGATCCAGCCAGTCTTCATGGTTCCCCTTCATCCAGACCTTGCGCTTCAGGCTCTTCAGCTGCTTGAGCGGCTGGAGCACCAGGGCGTCGTAGGCGTCGAGGTCCCGCTGCAAGTTCAGGTCCTTGGCGCTCAGGTGGCGGTCCTTGAGCCAGTGACTCACGGCGCCACAGTCGAGATTGTCGCCCCCTTCAATCCACAGGTCGGGCTTGAAATCCCGGGCGAAGGCCATGAGGGCCCCGATGGCCTTGGCGTCATGGAGGGGCCGGGTGGACTTCCCGTCCCGCTCCCATCCCACATGCTTATCCGGCGAGAAGATAAACTTCTGCATCCGGGCAGTCTAGCACATTTTGCCTAATTTGCCAAGACCGCGCGTCGGACCCGGCTGGGCGGCGTCACTGGGCGTGGCAGGCGAATGGCCACCTCGGGCCCTTCGAGCAGGAACAGTTCCCCCAGCTCTTGCGGCAGCCCCGTCGTCAGAAAGCGCTGCGGGGCATAGTCCTGTGCCTGCGCCAGAAATTCCTTGAACTGGCCCAGCCGTCCCCCTTCGGCCAGGGCCTGTTGATATTTCTCGATGTCCGCCTTCCGGGCGCTATTCAGAAAGTCATACGTGTCAAACACCTCGGTCTCGCCCGTCTCCGGGGCGATGCGGTAGTTGGCGCGCCCCAGGGAGAGCGGCAGCGCATTGCTCGGGAGCAGCGCTTTTATCGTGCGTAGATTGTTCGACCCCTGGGGAAAGTCGTAATACTGCACGCCCGCTCGCTTGTCCTTACCTGTGCGGAGGCGGGCAGCGGAATTTTCTACCGCAGTCTGCAGGTCTTCCAGTTCGTTCGGCAGCAAGTCGGCTGCCGTAAACGTCCGCTGCCCCAGGAGTGCCTGGGGCAGGAAGCGCATCTGCGCGGGCAGGCCTACCTTGCGCATGGCGTACCCCGCCCCCTGGGCCAGCATGTCCAAGAAAGAGCTGGCGGGTGTCCGTTTCGGTGTGGGCGTCGCAGACGAGTCTTTCGGCATCAGGGCCTCCTGGCACGCATCAGGCGCGCCACCTCTTGCATTTGTGCCGCATTGGCTTCACGTTCCAGTTCTGCCAATGCGTCCTTATAGACTTGCAACTGCTGGTCCGACGTCAAGTCACGCGGCGTCAAGCCAAACATGCGCAGGCTGAGCAACTGGGCACGGTCCAGCAGCGTCAGGGCCCGGGTCTGGCCCAGTTGCTCGGGCACGCTGCCAATGAACTGCTGCGCGTAGGGCACCAGCGGCAGCGGAATCTGCCGCAGGAGGAAGGCGGGCAGCTCCGCCTGCATCATGCCCTCGGGCGTCGGAATCGCGCCTCCGGGAATGCCGGTCAGCCCCAGGGACTCGGCGAGCGCGGCAATCGGCGCCGCCTTCACATAGCCCGTGCGCGTATCCAGCAGCGGCGTGCCTGTGCGGATGTCCCGCTTCGTGAGGCCTTCAAGCACCGCCCGGGGAATGGGCCCCAGCAGGCCCGTCGCCGCTGAGGCAGGACTTGTGGCGCGGTTCAGTTCGAGGAGGGGATTGGCGGCCCGCATCACGCCCACACTGCCCGGCGTCTCGCCTTCGGTGCGCTGCAAGAAATCCTCGCGGAGCGGGTTCAGCCCCACACGCGGCACGTAGCCTTCTTCGCGCATCCACTCGGGCATGGCCACATCGCCCGTGAACCGCTCTGGGGCCCCGTAGACATCTTGCAGGATGTTGATGCGCCCCGGACGAGTCGCCGTTGACGCGACGAGCTGCGGCACGACCTTTCGGAACCAGCTGTAGAAGGGCGCCACGCCGTAATCGCGCAACGCCTTTTCAAAGTCCGTGAGTTCGTTGTAATCGAGCAGGTGATTTTTCGTGAACAGCACGGCCCGTTCCAGCGACTCGCCCTTCTTGAGCTGATCGAGCAGCATGCCCCACCGGGCCGGGTCCTCAATGTAGCGGGAGCCCACAAAGCGCGTCACGTCAGCGGCAGTGCGCATGACGCCCGGCTTGGCGCTCACCATGTCGTAGAGCACCTGCGCTTCGCTGCTGCCAAAAAGGTTGTATTGCTTGGCGGCGTCAAACGCCTGGCCCACCGTAAACTTACTGCCCGCAATGGGGCGGTTCCGGAGCGCGTCCAGATTCTCCGCCACCGCTTCGGCACGCTTGCGGACGGCATTCTTCATGCCCAGCACCTTGGTCACGGACGCTGCCGGGAGACGGCCCTGGTCCATCAAGGCGTGCAGCTCTGGGACGCTTGTGGCCGGGTCGTAGGCTTTGGCGATCTCCTTCGCGTCCATGCCTGCGGCATACATCATGCCCGCGTTGCCTTGCAGGTTTGTGGCGTGGAAGGCTGGGGTGCCGGTCACGACTGCCTTGAACAGCGAGTTAACTTTGCGCAGGCCCCCTAAGAAGCCCTGGGGGTCGCCCCAAATCACGGACGTCTTGTCGAGCTGATCCGCGACGGCCTCCGGGAAGTAGGTCGTCTTCAGCGTGTCTAGCAGGGGCTTGGGCAGTCGCATCTGCTCCGTGCGCAGTCGTCGCAGCCCCGGTCCCGAGGTTGCTTGGCCGAAATCGTCGGCCATGGCTGTCACGAAGTCCACGTTACTCAGAGCGCGGCGCCCCGAGATCAGACGCTTCTCCGTGGCCTCAATGACGTCCTGCACGACCGTATATTTTGGACGGCCCGTCGCCGGGTCAATGTCCTTTGCGGCCCCCTGGATGGCGTCTTCCAGGCTCTTATAGTTGCGCTGCTTCGCAAAGGGAGTGGCGCCCGACAGGGCGGCCACCTCATAGGTGGAGCCCTGCCCAAACGCCCCGGGCGCCTTCTTGAAGACGTAGGGGAAGTAGTTCTCCCGCATCGACTCCAAGATGCCCGCCTGCTGTTCCTTCGTGCCCTGCGTCTGCAACAGGTCGGCCAGTTGCTGGGCCGCCTGCTCCTGGGCCGGGGTCGCTGCCCCAAAGGTGCGCTGCCCCGTCAGCCCGCGCAGGGTCTCCGACGTTGACTGCCGATAGGGGGAGGGCGCCGGAGGGCGGGGCTGGTCCAGCACGCGAGCGACTTGTGTGCGCGCCGCCTCATCCGGCAGCAATTCGGCTACAGGCCCCAGCTCCTCGCGGACCGCCTGGGGAATCGCGGACTGCTTGGCGGCTTCGAGGCGCAGCGCGTCTTCCGCTGTCAGGCCCCGCTTGCCCACCACCGACGCCGTGCCCGGGTATTGCTGGAACAGTCGGCGCACCGGCATGGCGAGCTTCGCCAAATCTTGCGCCGTTCCGGTCTTTGCCAGCGGCTTAAGAGCGTCGGCGGCCAGGCCCAGCGGCTTCGTGACCCAGGTGCTGGGCATCAGGTTCAGGGGGTCGAGGACGATGTCGCCCGCCAGCGCCAGCGCACTGCGCGTCCGTCCCTTGGGCAGTCCCGTCTCGGAGAGCACCTGCTCCCACCCTTCGAGGTTGGCTTCGGCAGGGGCCGTGGTCCCCTTCGCGGCCCGCAGCCCGCTGGCCAGTGCGCCCGTCGCCACATTCAAGGGGGCGTTGAGCACGCTGGTCACGCGCTCCAGCGTCGTCGGCGCCTCGGGCGACGGCGGTGGGACCGCCGCAGTGCTGCTGGGCCCCTGACTGAAAATCTCATCCAGCTCTTCCGGGGTCAGGGGCTCGTCGCTGACAACAACGCGGCCTGTTGCTTGCTCCGTATAGCGTGGCATTGACTTAGTTCTGAAAGAAGTATTTCTTCCCGGACGGCGTAGTCATAAGGTTTCCACCCGAAGCGCCCGACAGCCCTGTCAGGGCAGCCGCCCCGCCACGCAGCAGCTGTGTGGCCTTTTCGTTGACGAGTCGTTCAAACAGTGCCGGGTCCTGTGTAATCTGCATTTGCAGCGCGGGGTTCAGCCGAATCTCGCCCTCGACCGCCCGCTGCGCCGCGACCTGTGCCTCTTGCGGCGACAGCTGGGCAGCGGCCATTCGCGCGTTGGACATAATGCCTGCGCTGAGCACGCTCGGCGACACTTGCGCCAGCTGCTTGGCGACCGCGACGCGCTCTGATTGCCGCAGCAACCGCTCTGGGTCATAGCCCGCTTCGGTCGCCAGCATCAGGCGCTCGTCCATCGAGAGATCGTAGATGCCTTTGCCCGCGTCACGGATGCGCTGGCGTGCGTCGGCCTGACGCTGGGCCTCATCGCGCTGCATGCCAGCCGTCTCAAGCTCAAGCGCCGCCTTCCGTTGCGCCTGCGTCGGACGGCGCACCAGCTTGCCCTCCGGCGTCTTGACCGCTCCGGCCTTGACGTATTGGGCAAACCGAGGATTGGTCAGCTCTGCCATCACCTCGGGCGTCAGCTCGGCCCCCGGTTCGATTTGCCCCATCAGGCGCTCGAACTCCTCCGCAGCGGCTTGCTCCTCGGCCCGCTTGTTGGCCGCTTCTTGGAGCGCCATCATTCGCTGCTGCCGGGCGTTTTCCGCCGCCAGCTGCTGCTGCCGCTGGAACTGCTGAACCCCCTGGCCCAGGTTCGTGCCGATTGCACTCAGATAATCAAACCATGCCATAGGTGCCTCGTGTGGTTAGCGGTTGCGAAACGGCGGATAAAAAACGCCAGCGGTGTCACGAGCCAGCCCCGCAAGGAATGCCTGAATGCGTGCCGACATCTCAGGCGTCATAGTGGGCATGTTGCCTCCAGCGTCCCTATCGATTGACGTGGGTGATGGTGGCGGTGTGGAGGGTGGCGGCGTTTTCACAGCCGCAGCGACTCCGCTGGCGCGACGGCGTGGGGCCGGGCGTCTGGGGGCGGCAGCCCCTTGCAGTCGGGCAAGTTCTGCCATCAGCTGTGAGGAGCTCTGAAGCGTCGGTGGCAGTGCATCAACCGTTGACCGATTCGGCTGCAATTCCCCTCCGACGCGCATCCCTGGGATGGCGGACAGGGTGCTGTTAACGGATTCCAAGGGACGATTCAGCAGTGACGGGTCAATTTGACGCAGTGCTCCATCGGACCCTACATATTGGTTGAGCAGCTTCTGTCCAGCATTTCCCTGGATGCGGTCCATGCCGAGACTGGCCGCTTGCAGCGCCGCGCCTGTGCCGCCACCGATGGCTCCGCCCGCGATCTGCGTCAGGGCCCGTGGGTCCAGAATGGCCCGCTGAACAAATGAGCCCAGTCCACCCTTGGCACCGCCCGCGCCCATGCGCGAGGCGGCGGAGCCGAGGCCCCCAGTCGCGGCACCGAGGCCGCCCATGGCGGCGCCGGTCAACGCGCCCTTAAGGCCGCCGCCCGCAATCGCGCTGCCTGCCGCGCCCGCTCCGGCCTGAATCAGCGCCGAGGCCACCGGGCCGACGCCCGGGATGAAGGCCGCCGCCACAGGCAGGGCCGCGCCCACAACCCGCCGCAGCAGAGAGGGCTTCTTTTGGGTCGTGGCGGCGCCTGTGGTCGGGGCGGCTGTGGCGCTGGTGGCGCCGGGAATCTGGGCGGCGGAGGCTTCCCGCATCTGCTCGGTCAGCAGCCGCTGGAGGTCCATCTCGCTCGCCTGCCGACGACTGCGCACGTCGCCTTGGTATTGACTGACTTCGCCGCCGAGGTCCGGCAGACCAAAGTCGCCCATGCTGCCGAACTGGAAGTTGGGGTCAATCGCACCCAGGGCCTTGCGCCGCTCAGCGATGGAGCGGGCCGTGGCTTCCGGGCTCACGGTAGCTTGGTAGTCGGCGGAGGCGAACGGTGCCAGGAAGTTCTGCTGCTGGGCCGCGAACGCCGAGGCTGCCGGGCTCATCCCGGTGGGCGGCTTGTATTGCCGCACAGCCTCCGCCCCGGCGCGCTGCCGCGCCATCTGCCGTGCCAGCGCCTGCTCGGCGCCCAGCGGGGATTGGGCCGCGAAGTCTCCGGCGGCGTTGATGTCACGGGTCAGCTGGTTCTGGAAGAATCCCGCCAGTCCCCCGCGCGCCCCCATCCGCCGATTGTAGAGCTCCTGCTCGGCCTGCCGTGCCCGGTCCTGCTCGGTAAGGGCGCGGTCCGCCGCGGCTTGGCCGCCCTGGCCAATCCCCGAGATGATAGAGGGCCCAAACGCAGCGGCCAGTTGAATCAGCTGATCTTTTGTCAAAGGTGCCATGAGTGCTCCTTAGGACCGATACCCATACAGGGCCGACATCAATTCCTGCTCATTGAGGCCCAGGTTCCGCAGGCCCAGCCCGTAGTTCTGTTCCTGCCCGCGTGCCTGCAGGTTGTAGCGCAGGGCGTCCATGTAGTTGCCCTGGCCGAACTGGGCCCGCGCCATGTTCGCCGCCTCCGCCGCCCCAAAGCCCTGGAGCCCCAGGCCCGTCTGCGCCAGATAGTTTGAGAAGCCCTGCTGGCCCATCTGGTTGGCGAGTTGCGCCGCGTTAAGCTGCTGCTGCCCGAACTGGCCCTGCGCCCCGAGGTTCGCCTGGAACGTCCCCAGCCCCTGCTGGAATTGCTGCTGGTTCTGGGCCATCTGCTGGCCCGCGAGATTGCCCGCCCCCTGAAGCGCCGCGAGTTGCCCCTCGCGTCCAAACTGACCGCTCTGGAGGGCTTGCTGGAACTCCTGCTGCCCGGCCTGTCCGGCCAGCTGTGCCGCCGTCTCTTGGGCGCCCAGATTGAAGCGCTGCCCTTCGAGGCCCGTCTGGAAGCCCTGTGCGGCGCGTGCCATGTCGGCCTGCTGCGCCCCGGTGACGGCTTGAATCGCGCCGAGCTGCGACGCCCGGTTGGCTTCCGCCGACTTCAGCGCAATGTCCCGCTGCCCTGCCAGCAAGCCCGACATCAGGTTTTCTTGCAGGCCCATCTGGGCACCCAGGTCCGCACCGCCCCGTGCGCTCAGGCCGCGTGACGCCATCAGTTGGCTCATCCGGCCCTCCGCCTCTTTCTGCTGGGCCAGGAGTTGTTCCTTCTGCTGCTCGGCCATCTGCGCCTGCTGCTGCTGGCCAAAGACCTCGGGCTGCCCCATGACGGCTTGCAGCACGCGGTTCCGTTCTGCCTGCGCCACGGCCTCGGGCGCTTGGAACGGTCCGGCCTGCATCCCCTGAATCTGGTTGATAGCCCCACGCTGCTGCTGCATCAGGGCCTGATTGGTTTGCGGGGCCTGCCCGCCCTGCAGCTGCCCAATGAGCTGCTGCTGCTGAGTGAAGTCGGGCGTGGGGCCGCCCGTCGGCGCCTGGAACTGCATCGGCCCCTGCTGCATCAGGTTCATCGCGGTTTGCCCCGCCTGGTTCTGAAGCTGCTGCGTCTGCTGGCTGGGTTGATACTGGCCCACCAGCTGCTGGCCTTGCTGGCGGGACTGCTCAAACGTCTGCACCTGGCCCGGCTGCCCCACCTGCGCCATCTGGGCCGCGCCGAGGTTGCCCTCCTGCTGCATGAACCCGCCCATGGTCTGCATCCCCTGCTGGTATTGCTGCTGGGAGATGTTACCCTGCCCGCTCCAGCCGCTGGCCGATTGGAATCGCTGGATGTCCTGCTGCGACGGCGCCCGGCCATACTGGCTTTGGAAATTCGTCGCGGCTTGTTCCGGCGTGTACTCCTGATTCTGGAGATAATCGGTGAAGCCGCCCTGCGACTGCGAGGAGCGACGTTGCCGGGCCGGGCGCTGGGATTGCCCGTAGACTTGCATCTGGGGTTGCTGGGGGTCACCGTAGGCCATAGGGGCTCCTTAGAACAGGGGGGTCTCGTCCGGCGGCGGCGCGGGGGCCATCAGGGACTGGAGATACGTGAGGTATTGGAAGATGGGGTCCGACTCCGCAGGGGCGCCTGCATTGAGGACGGCGTCGGGGACGCGGTAGCCGGGCCCTTCCTGGCCTGTCTGCACGCCGCCCCGATTGAGGATGGCGGCTTGCGTGCGCTGGTAGGCATCCGCCGAGGTGTCCTCGGGCTGCCACACGAAGGCGGTCTGATCTTTCTGGTTGGCGGCAAACGACCGCCCCACATCGACCACCCCTACGGGGCTGCCGCTTTCAAAGTCGGAGAGCACCCCGCCGAAGTCAATCTTGTCGCCCGTGGGATGGTCGACGAGCCGGGCGTTGGGGAAGGCGGCCTTGAACTCGGGGTCCTGCATCGCCATCTTCAGGCCATCCGGGGTCGCCGAATACTTGGAGGCAATGCGGCCAAAGGTGTTCTTGACCGAGTTGCGGGCCTTCGTGTCGCCGCCGTAGTCGCTGCCGACTTGGAAGCCTTCCATGCGGCCCACGTTGCCCCACTTCAGCTGGTCCCGCTGCTCACGAGTCGGCAGTTGCGCGGGCGGCATCGGGGCAATGCCGGGCTGGGTTGGGCCCCCGCCCCCGGCACGATACTTGGCCTGCTCCTCGGGGGAGAGGCCGTTCCACTGGCCCACGTCGTAACCCGCCTGCGTGTTCACGCTCTGGCGCTCGGCGCTGCCCTGGATGGTCTGGAGGGCCCGCTGGACGGTGGCGCTGTCGTAGCGGCCCCCGAGGTGCGATTCCAGCTCGCTGTCCGACGGCTCGCGGTTCAGGTAGCGCTTGTAGGCGGCGCGCAGGGCGTTATAGGCGCTCTGCTGCTGGCCGTTGGCGTTGGGACCCTGCGGGGCCGCCCCGTAGCCCTGCGGCTGGTCGCCGTAGTCGGTCTGATTTTCGTTCTCGTAGGCCATGGGCTAGGACCCGAGGATGGCGCGGCGCATGTAGCCCGCCGGAAGGTCGCTGGTGCCCCGCAGCAGCGATTGGGGATTCTGGCCCAGGAGGAGGCGCAGGGAGTCGTCGATGCCGCGCTGCTGGAGCAGTTCGTCGATGGTGTCGTAATCGGGGGCCTGGCCCAGCACGCGCTGATAGGCGTCGGCGAGCACCGCCACCGGGTTGCGGCTGTTGCGGCTGGCCCACAGCTGCCGCTCCAGGTCGGCACGGCTCGGCCCCGGCGGTGGGGGCGGCGGGCCCATCGGCGGCGGGGGCATCCCGCCCATCGGCGGGGGGCCCTGGGGACCACCCATCTGAGCCATGGGGCCCGGCTGGGGCGGCATGGGCGCGGCGGGTTGGGCGGGGCCGGGCGCTCCGGCAGGCTGCCCCAGGCCCATCGGGGCCGTGTTGGCTTGGGTGGTGCGGGGCGGCTTCATCCCGGGCACAAAGCCCATCTGCCGGTTCGCCGTCTTGTAATCGGGTTGACGCATGTTAGAGTCCCAACTTTCTCAGGCGGTTGACCCACCCGGCCAAAAAGGGGTGCCCGGCCACTTGCACATACCAGTCGAGACGCCAATCGAGCAGCTGCTTGGCGCTGGCGGCGTCCATGGCCTGGAGCGTCTGGGGGCCAATGGTGCCGTCCGGGGTCACGCGCAGCAGCCGCTGGAGGCGCTTGACCGGGAAGCCATTGACGAACGCATCGGCCAGGATTTCCGCGTTCTGCACATTGGAGAGCTCGTGCAGCTTGAACGCCCGGATGTAGTCACGGACGTAAAGGGCTTGGGCCTGGGCGCGGGTCAGGCGCTCAATGTCGAGGTGCGGGTAGGCGCGGCGGCTGATGCCAAACTTGGTCAGGCCGCCGGGGTCTGCCGGGTGGTCGCTGAGGCCCCCTTCGCGCTCAATGATGCCGTTGGCAATGGCCTGCTGCTGCTCAGCTGTCAGCATGACGCTCCTTCGCAATCTCGTCGAGGCGTTGGCGAATGTAGCGCATGTCGGCCCGCACCTCGTCAATGACGCGCAGGTGATGTCTTTGAGCTTCTCTTCGGTCTGGACGTGCTTCTCGCTGTGGGACGTGACCCGGGCCTCGACCCGCACGGCCCACGCGACCAGCGCGACCAGCGCCGTCACAGACGCCAGCAGGAAGGAGGGAGTGACGTCCACGGCGGTTACTTCACGCTGGCGTCAGCCAGGTCCTTCCGACGCAGGGCCCACGAGGCGCCCATGGCGAGCAGCGGCAGCGTCTGGCGCACCAGCACTTCGGCCTGGGCCTCGCTGATGCCCGGCAGCTTGTCCACGAGCTTGGTAACGGCGCGGGACAGCTTCTGGCCCGAGTTCACGGGCAGCTTGGCCTTCAGGCGCTCGGCGGCCCACTCTTCCACCTCGTAGAGCACGTCGGTGACCGTGGTCTCAATCTTGCGACGCTTGGCCTCATCGACGTCAAACCGCAGCTTCTGAAAGAGCTTGACGGCAGCCCCGGCAATCGCCGGAGCGGCCACACTCACCGCACTTCCCACAATCAGTTCCACGAGTTGATGCATGAGAGTCTCCATAGGTTACCCCTGCACTACGATCCACCGCGACGTGCCAGACGCGGTTACATACACAAGACACACCCCAGTTAATGGCGCGATGGTATACGCAACACCACCTGGGCAAAGAATTCTGGACGTTGCAGTCGAAGCACTGGAATCGTGCTCCAGCTGGATGTTGTTTGATACATCAGTGTTCACAACATACTGGATCATGCCATCAGCATTCCCGAAGCCATTATTTGAGGTAATGCCAGCAATCCCAGGCGTGCCACCAGTTGAATACACCAGACACACTGGACCACCAATAGCAAACACATTTCCGGCGCCTGTAATGCCTATATTCGTTGTTAGGGTATGGCGAATTGGCGATGTAACGTTGACACCTGCAAACGTGGGCAGATTGCTGGTGCCGACGCTTTGGTTAATTGTGTAACCTGTGACCCCAGCGGCAGTGCCGGAGATGTTCCCAGATACGGTGGCTGCTGCTACCGTGCCCCCAGAAATATTGACATTGTTACTATTCTGGGTAGCCATACTTCCGAGGCCCAGATTGCTCCGCGCCGTGCCCGCGTCAGATGCGCCTGTGCCCCCGTCTGCCACCGCCAAGTCCGTAATCCCGGTGATGCTGCCCCCGGAAATGCTGACGCTCCCGGAGTTCTGCGTGGCCATCGACCCCAGCCCAAGATTCCCACGCGCGGTCGTGCTGTTCGTCAGGTCGCTCAGGTTGTTGGCGCGATAGGCGTAGGTGGTATCGCTGCCCGTCGCGGTCACCCCCAAATTGGTGCGGGCATTGGCAGCGGTAGACGCCCCAGTGCCTCCATCGGCCAGGGCAAGGTCCGTGATCCCAACAATACTGCCGCCCGTAATGGCGACGTTGCTGGCCGCTTGGGTAGACATCGTCCCCAGCCCTGTGATGTCCGTGTTGGGGATGGTCGCCGACGCCGTCAGTGCTGAAGTGCCTGCGCCCTTAACATAGCCGGTAAGCGTGCTCGCTCCGGTGCCCCCATCAGCGACTGAGAGGTCTGTAATGCCTGTGATGGTGCCGCCCGTGATGCTGACACTATTCGCGGCTTGCGTGGCGATGGTGCCCAAGCCCAGATTTGTGCGGGCCGTGGAGGCAGAGGAGGCGCCCGTGCCCCCTTCGCCAACCGCTACCGGTGTTGGAATATGACTCATTAGAGCACCACCCAGTTCGTGCCAGTGGAGACCAGCATCAGGGCCTTGTATTGGGTCGTAATGGACGCGGAGGCGGCCCCGTCAATCGTCTGGCTGCCGTGCGGGGTAATAGTGATATCGCCTGTCCCGAACTTCTTGACGTGGACGATGGCCCCCTTATTCGCCGTCAGCGCCTCCCACAGGTAGACGGTAATGGCCGAGGACCCGGTGTTCACGACGACCTTGTTGGGGGTCGAGGTGCTGAAGGTCAGCGTCTCGTTAGTGGTCGTCGCAATGTAGTCGAACAGGGGCGCTTGGTAGTTCCCGCTGCCGTCTACGGGAATCGTGGACAAATCGACGCCATCAAACTTGATGCCTGCGCTGGCATTGATGTTCCCCGTGACCGTATCGCCGCGCTTGTCCACCGCGTTGGCCACCTCCGCGAAATTCGCGTTCATCGGGGTGGCTTCAATATCCGTGCCTGCGGTAAACGTATTGGGAATACTCAGCGCCATTAGCCACGCTCCACAAAGAGGAGAAGGGTGGTCGAGTAGCCCGCTTGGCTCGACCGCAGATACATCAGTTGGGGCGTTTCCCAGGGCACCGGGGTCCGGTAGACGTGCGCTGCTGTTGCGGCCCCTGTCGAAGGAGTATACACGCTTTTGTCCCCAATGTCAAGAAATCTCACGGCATTGAGGTCCGTGGGGGTCAGCCGGGTGTAGGGCACCGGGGTGTCTTGGTCGGCCACGGCAAAGGTCACGTCCACCTTTTCGTATTGCCGAAACGGCACCTGCCGCAGGAAATCCGCGTCCTGCGCGGTTTTACTCAGCCCGGTAATTTCAGCCAAAGTAGCGCTCCGACTGCACCCCGGCCAGGAGCCCCACTGCCGAGATGATAACGTCTTGATTGGTGCGGGACTGAAGGAGGTTCAATTGCAGGTTCTGGCCCGGCGTAAAGAGGGCAAACCGCTTCTTGACGTTCTGGTCGCCCACCCACTGGCTGGTATTCCAGACGCCCACACTGACGTTGCTGGGTCCCCACTTGGCGCCCCCGAGGCCCAGGCTCTGGCCCGTTGCCGTGGCCGCCGTGGCAAAGTTGATTTGCGTCGTCAACCAGATGTTGGTCGCCCCAGCCGTGCTGGCCTTGGCATGGACATACAGGCGGTCAAACCGCTTGCGGAAGAAGGTGAGCCCCATGTCGTAGGACCGGGTGCCCAAGCGCAGGTCGGGGCTGCCGATGTAGTAGATGTAGACGTTGCCCGTCGTCATAGTGGGCGAAGTGGCCAGGGTCAGCGTCGTGCTGGTATTGCTGGCAATCTCGACATTGGTGACTGGGCGTGCGTCACTGTCCACAATCAGGACCCAGCGCCACTTCAGGCCGTCGTTGGTCGCGTAGAAGCCGGTGCCACTAATGGTGCTCAGGGCGCCTGCCCCCACAAAAGTGCCCGTCACCGTGCCGCTGGGCACACCGTCGTTGCGCACCGTCTCGTCGAAGTAGAAGACGTGGCCCCGGTCACTACCCAGAAACAGCTTAATGGACCCGTCGCTGTGATAGGCCATCGTCAGGCACGCGGCGGGCATGGGGTCCCACTGCTCGGATTCAAATTTGCCGACCTGATAGTTGTAGACAAACATCCGGCTGTTCCGCGTCGTGCCCGTGGCGGGCGTCGCCCAGATTACGCGGCTGTATTTGGGGTCGTGCCCGGCCCAGCACCGGCTGATCCGGCTCAGGTTCAACTCCTCGATATAGGAGGAGCGTCCCAACTCGCGCTCGCCCAGCTTGACGATTGTGGTGCCGTCGTAGACGACCGGACCATAGGCGTCCGACCACCAGCCCAGTTGGCCGTTGAACTCGATGATGCTCAGGTGGGACAGGCAGCCAATGGTGTGGTCAATGGCCTTAAAGGTCCACGTCTGCGGGTCGTTACCGAAGATGCCCCAAATGGCCGTGGTGGTAAAGACCAGCGCCACTTCGTCGCTGAAGGGGTAGATGCCCGTAATGGTGTCGCCCTCGCCCGTCTCGATGGGCTCGTAGTTCAGGGGCGGGAAGTTGTCCGCCTTGTCCTGCTTGGACCAGTAGACATTGCGCTCGTCGGCCACCAGCACCCGGCGCCCATACGTGCAGACAAATTTGGCCGACGCAGGCGGGGGATTATTCTCGACCGTGGAGGGGGCGGCGGTCGTCAGCGCCGTGATTTGGGCGGCAGTCAGGTCCACGTAGACGGTGGTGGTGCCAATGGCAATGTTGCCCCCCGTCCCCAGTGAACTGACCAGATAGAGCCGAGACTGTGTGCTGCGGCGCCGCAGGTAGACGCGCCAGTTTGTGTAGAGGGCACTCTCGGCTGCCGTGGGGGTAATGGTAACCTGGATACGCTGCCCCGCTGTCGGCGTGACCGCAATGCTCGCAGACAGACTGGACTCGGCCCCCGTGGTGCTGTGGTAGCTGGTGATGGCGACGTCGTAGGTTTCGCCCGTCGGCAGGCTGGCGCCCCCGGCCACAGCGGTGACAGCAACGGTGCCAATAGGCGACAGGCCCCAAGGCACGGCCACGGTGGGGGCGGTGCTGGTGCCCGTGAAGGACCGCAGCTCGGGGGTAGCGGACTGCTTGATGAGGAAGAGGCGGTTGTTAAAGACCGTGCCGTCAATGGCAAAGTCGCCCGCTGTAAAGCACTGCGTGCTGCTGCCGTAGCTCCACCCCGCCGGGATTGTCACTTCACTGGTAAAGCTGTTGTCGGGATTCTTGTAGTAGAGCTTGCCGTTCCGCACGACGACCGCCATAAAATTGCTGTAGGTGCTGCCGGTGTCGTAGGTATAGAGGCGGGCAAAGTCCAGGTTGGGGTCGCCGCTGCCACCCCCGAGCGCCGTCGTGTTGATGGCGGTCAGCCCGGGACGGCACCCGATAAGCGCCGTGCCCGAACCGATTTCACGAAAGGCCGTGTTGATGCCGCTGGCAAACGCCGTCTCCGGGACGCGGTCCACGGGCGTGCCGGGCTGCGTGCCCCCACTCCAATTGGTCTGCTCCTGGTAGAGGTCTTCCATCAGACCCTCGGGATGTAGCGGGTGTAGGTGGGCCGTCCGCCCATCGTGCGGGAGGAGCGGTAGGTCATCTGGAGCACGTCGGTCAGGCGCCGAATCTGGGCCTGCCAGAGCTGCTGCTCGTCCGGGGTGGCGCGGGTGTAGCCCACCATTGCCAGCAGGGTCTGGTAGACCAGGATGTCGTCAAACTGGCCCGGCAGGTCTGGGATGTCGTTATCGTTGACCAGCTGGCGCGGCTCCCGGTAGAACCGGTAGAGGACCGTCTGGGCCGTGGTGGGGGTCTCCACCAGCTCAAACATCCGGTATTGCTGGCCGAAGGCCGAGGCCGGGAGCGTCACAATAGTCGTCGCGCCCACCGTAATGGTGAGGGGCCACTGCCAGCCGGTGCCGACCTTCGTGATGTCCGTGATGACCTCGTAGCTGTTTGTGCTGGTCAGCGTAGACCAGTTCGTGCCCGAGCTCAGGGTCTCTTCCACGAACACGCCGTTTGCGACGCCGCTAATGATGACAGACTGGGTGGGCGATGACTGGCCGCCCGTCGAGGTCACAAGCACGGCGCCTGCCGTGGCGGGCTGGGCCTGCACCTTCGAGACGCCGGTCAGCATGAACCGGTCTACTTCGTCGGTCTCCCCATCGTCCCAATCGGCCTGGGACTCCATCAGGCCCTTGGGCGGGATTTCTTCGAGGTAGATGTTTGTGTCGGGATTGTAGAAGTAGAGCGGATGCTGAAACTGCGGGTGCAGGGCATAGACCTTCTGGTTGGCCACCACGCTCAGGGTTTCGTTGCGCGGCCACAGCATGAAGTCGTAGCGGTCGTCGTTCAGCAGATTCTGGTGGGTCCGGTTCAGCCCGTCCTTGACCAGCGTGCGCAGCAGTCCCGTATCGCCCCCATCAGCCATCCACTGCAAGACGGCATCTTGCAGCTGCTTGAAGGTGCGCATGGACTACTCCTTGTAGTAGGTGAGGTTGACGGTGGCGTCGGACCCGCCGCTGCGAATCATCTTCAGGGCCCGGACCTTCTGGTAGCCCGCCAGCGTCAGCTTGGCACTCGTGAGGGTCATCCCGTTGGTCGCGGTCGGCGTGCTGCCGTCCAGCGTGTAGATGATGCCGTTGCTCCCCACTTCGAGGTCGGCGGCGGTGGCCTTGAAGTTGAACAGGGCGCCCGTGTTGTTGACCGTGGCGACCGTGGGGGTGGAGACCGCCGTGCCCACCGTCAGTTGCTCGGTGGCGTAGGGTTTGCGGCGGACAAAGAAATCGGCATCAGCCATGCGAGCCTCCTAGGGCAGGGAGAGGACTTTGCCGGTGTAGCCCACCGAGGGAATTCCGGCAATCCGGTTGAAATCGTCATTGGCCTTGCTGGTGAGTTGGTCCAGCACGGCCTGCTGCTGCTGTTCGGTGACCTTGGCGTTGTGGGCCTCGACCTTGGCCCGGAGCGCCTTGGACATGCCCCGCAGGGGGTCGATGCTCTTCAGGTGGTCGATGAGCGTGTCATCGAGCGGGTAATGGGCGGCGGCAATCCGGTATTCCAAGCCGCGCTGCCGACAGGTGTCACAGGTCACGACGGTCGAACTGCGGAGCGGCACCTTAAGGGTGACACCGCAACGGGGGCAGGGCATCCGGTCCCCGCTGCGCACCACCATGATGAGGTGGTAGCCGTCCCGGAGGCGAATGGCCTCATCGTCGGACGTGCCCGCCGGGAAGTTCACGAGCGCCCGGGCGACGCGCTGTTCAATGTGATAGGCGCCCTCAGCGGTTGACCACCGAATGCGCAAGCGGCCATCAAAGGCCGAATCGAGCCGACTGACAAACTCCTCCGGTGCCTCCATCAATCCTCCAGAACGAAGGGGAGGGCGCTGGGCCCTCCCCCTCGGGTGTTACGCTTCCTGCGACAGGGTACCGTCCAGGGCCACAACGTGCCAGCCATCCACCCCATCGGAGATGAGCCGGAAGCCATTGCCAATCGCGTCCCCCGCCGTGGCGAAGTAGACGTCCTTGTTGTCCGTGGGGGTTGCCCCCGCCACGCCGAACACCTTGTCGTTGCTGTCCGGGGAGACTCCATGCCCCGTGCCACTGGTGGCCGCGGTTTCAATGGAGAAGTCGAAGTAGACGCCTGCGGCGGTCTTCTTGACCGGCGGCAGGGAGAAGTTGAACGCGGTCGCCGAGTTCCACTTAAAGAGGGACCCTGCGTCCGAGTTCTTGACGGTGTAGGCCGCTGTCTTCTTGACGACAGGGGTAAACCCTGCGACGACGGCAGGGCGCTTCAGTGCCTTGGCATTGCCCATCTGGTGTCTCCTTTCAAGATGAAAAGGTGGGGGACGGGACGGGATTGCCCCGTCCCCCAGAGCCTAGTGACCTAGACCCACACCTCGTTCAGGCCCACAATCACGCCGTTCTGGTTCCGAGCCTTGCAGCCCAGCTCCTGGTAGACGAACGCGGTGGCACCGTAGGCGTCCACGTCACCGCCCGAGATGCGGTAGAACATGGAGCCGTCCTTGTCCATGAAGTCCAGCGGCGCCATCTGCATGAGCGACAGGCTGGAGGGCGTGATGGCGAACAGGGCGTTGCGGCGGGCCTGCACGTCGGCCACAATGGGCTTGCCGTTGTAGGTCACCGCTTCCCAGCCGCCGTCGAGCTTCATCACGTTGTAGAAGACGCGCTCGTCCTGGCACAGCTTGACGTAGGTGTCGCGCAGCGCCGGGTGGCAGTAGAACATCTTGATGTCCGACTCGTCCACCGCCGACTCGCTCACGATGCGCGAGAGCAGCTGCTGGATGAGCGGGAACGAGAGGTCCTGCTTCGCCGAATCCGAGCCGAGCACGAACGCGGCCCAGTCGGGGTTTGAGGCCACCGGCAGGCCGTGGAGGCCGCCCGCGCCGAGGATGGCCGGGTCGCTGGCCGAAATGACGGCCTTGATGCCGACCATTTCCTTGCCGATGGTGCCGGGGTAGACCAGGTAGTCGCCCGCCGCCGAGCCCGTGACGGTGCCCGTCCAGCTGACCGACGTCGTGGTCGCGCCCACGGTGCCACGGGTCACGACAATGTTCGTGCCGAGCGCCGTGCTGTTGTCGCTGGCATCAATGAGGTCCAGCGTGGTGGCGCCCGAGGGCAGGTAGGTCGTGCCGTTGCCGAAGCTGTCATCGACGTTCGCGGGCGAGGTGTCGTCCGCACCGGTCCAGTAGGCCAGGGCGCCCGTGCCGTCGCCGTTCAGCTGACGGTTGATCTGGCGCTTGGTGTCCACCATGACATACTTCATTTCCGACTCAAGGGCCTTCAGGAAGGCACCCTTGTTCGAGCGGGTGGCCGCAATGGCCTTGCCGCTGACGTTGATGCGCGAGTAGAGCTGCTTCACGGGCACGATGGCGCGCTTGTAGCTCTGCTGTCCGGCGGTCGGCAGCGTGCCGCCCTCCGCGCGGGCAATACCCGCCGCCGAGTTGCGGCCCGTGTGCAGGGCAATGACGAAGTTGCCACCCTCGACCGGGGTGACTTCCTTTTCCATCGCCGCCAGCAGCGGGGTGGCGTTGTTCAGCAGTTCCTGGAGGGCCGGAAGGTAGACTTCCTTGAGGATGTTTCCGGCAGCAGTGTAATCAAAAGCCATGGCTGGCTCCTTTCAATGAGGGGGAGGGACTAGCCCATCAGGGCCGCTGCCCTCGCGTTGAGGGCGTCCCAATCCAGCTTCCCGTCCTTCTTGAAGAAGTTCTGACGGGCGCCAAGGGAGGGACTCGGCGGTGACCCTGCGGGCGGTTCAAGTCTGGCACGGGCCTGCGCGACCTGTTGCCGCTTCTGACTGTCGATGACCTCACTGCGCAGCTTGTCGGTCCACTCCTTGGCGACTTGTTCCGTATACGCAATGGCGTCCTGGATGGTCGGGGGGTCCATGGCCGCCACTTGGTAGCGGATGGACTCCTCGGCATACGGGAGCACCTTGGTCAGCACTTCATATTCGGGCCGCTTGAGCACCGACTGAAGGCCGTTGGTATACGACACGCTGTCCCGCTGGAGGGCGGCCTGTTCCTGGACCTGCTGGCTGGCGTGGCTGATCGCAGCAATGAGTTGCTGCTCTCGGCTGTGCTGCTGCTGGGCCATGTCGGCCAACGCGCGTTGCAATGAGGCTTGCACATCGCCCACGGTGGCGAGTTCCCCAAGGTCTGGAGCTTGTGGCGTGGTGCCGGGATTCGGCGCCTGGGCGGCCTGTTGCTGCTGGAGATAGGCAGCCAGTTGCTGTTGGGCCAGCTGGACGGCTTGCGCCTCCTGCTGGATGTGGGCATACTGGCTGGCCAGCAGGTCTTCCGCTTGGCGCTTCTGCTCGGCCAACTGTTGCATTCGCTGGGTGTAGTGCGCTTCCCGCGAAATGCCCGCCTTAAACTCTTGGACCGGAAGGAGTTGCTCTTTCCCGTCAACTTTGACTTTCACCATCCCATCGTCTGGCAGGTCGAGGACTTTCGCCTCGGCAGGACTCAGACTCGCGCTGGGGGCCGGTGCTTCCGCAGAAGGGGCCGCCAAAGCGGGGGACGTTTCGGCAGAGGGCGTCTCGCCGAAATCCATGGCCATCGCCTTGTCAAACGCCCCCGAGAGGGCACTTTCCACGGTGACGGGCTGGAGAGAGTCAGGTGCGTCGATGATCTGATCGGACATCAGGATGCTCTGGCCGAGTGCCACGAAGGGGCGTCCTCGGAACTCCCACTGGATGAGCGGTCCGTGGTGGGAGGTCCTACCGACAGGCGGGCGCCCCCAGGCGGGTAGGACACCTGAGGGCGTGAACCCCATCCAGGGCGGACGGGGGGTAGGAGTGAAGTATACTACACTTCGGGCGAATTGTCAACCACCAGCTGCGGCTTCGGTGCCTCAGCCTGGGCCTGGACCGGGGTGGCTGCCAGAGCCTCGTCGTCGAACGTGTAGCGCTGCTTGGGGTCCAGCCCCGCCTCGGCAAACGCCGGGACGAGCCGGTCCTCAAACGCCTTGACGGCCTGGTTGATGTTCTGTTCCAGAATGGCGCGTTCCAGTTCCAGCGCCTTCGCCTTCCAATACTGTTCGGGCTGCATACGAACCTCCAGCTGGCGAGTCTAGCACACCTAGGCCACCAGTTGCAAGAGGAACTGCTCGATGAGGGCGTCTTCCTGCCTGCGCTGGGCGTAGTGAATGTCGGTGGTGCCTCGGCCCTTGAGGGTGGGCGGGTCGGTCAGCAGGTCGCTGTAGCCGTTGACCACGGCGTTGCGGACCAGCCCCCCGAGGTTGCTGCCATCCGAGGTGAAGGTGCCCGTGCCCACGATGGTGGGCTTGACGCGCACCTCGGGCAGGGTCATGGGGGGCAGCGGCGCCACCCGGAGCGGCATGGGCGGCACGTCGGGCTGGACGTCCGGCTCGCGTGTCTCGACCGTCAGGTGCAGGGGTTGCGGGGCGTGCTCGGGGGACTGGAGTTCGTTGGGCGCCAGATGGCCCAAGAGCTCCCCCTTGATGACCTCGCCCATGCGGACGAACTCTTCGTATTCCCGCATCTGCTTGCGGGAATGGCCACCCTTGGGCTTGTTCTGTTTGGCGGTGCCCGCCAAGGTCGCGGGCGCACAGACGAAATTGCCGACGCCAAAGATGGAGGTCAGCCCGGCCCCAGACAGGCTGGCAGGCACCGTGGTGAACTGGCCGTAGCCCGCGTAGGTTTCCTCGCCCACACCGACCAGAATGGCCGGAGGCGTGACGTAGGTGCCCGTGCCAATAAAGGGCACGTCGCCCGTGCCACTTAGGCTGGACGCGGCGGTCGTGAAGGTGCCGACGGCCTCAAAGTTGAGGCTGCCGGTTGCGCTCAGCGACGCCGGGGCCGTGGTGATGGCCCCATCGCCCACGTAGCCCCAGACGCCGGACGCGGCAAAACTGGGCGGCCCGAAGCCGTCCGCGTCGGCTTTTGACTCGTTGGCGACGGCGATGTCGGCGATGGCTCGCCAGACTACGCCAATATCGCCAGTGCCCGTGATGCTCATGGGTTAGGTCGTGGAGTCCGTGGGCCCTGGTTGCGCCGGGCCTTCCACGGGCGGCTCCGGGGGGAGCGGCGAGACGGGCGGCATCACCGGGAGGGTGGGCGTCGGTGTGGGCTCTGGTTCCATTTCGACGGGAAACCCCTCCTCCGCCGACAGTTCTGGCAGCAGTGACTCGACAAATTGCCGGACTTGCGCAATCCGCGCCGGGTCTGTGACTTCCTTGCGGCGCTCGCCAATAACCCCAAACTGGTCATCGACAATCCGCATCACCATGGTCAGGGCCGCGCCCCCCACCGGAATCCGGTGGTCAAGTTGCATACTCCCAAACGTGATAATCCCTTTAATTGCCATCGCTTACTCCTGTTGAAGGGCCGCCGCGGGCGGGTCGATGCGCTGCCCGATGGTCGGGTCCGCGTCGTATTCGGAAATGAGACGCCCGTCGGCGTCAGTGCCGGTGGTCGCCTTAATCTCGTCGTCTTGGCGCTCCCCAAGAACGAGCCACCCGACTCTGATGGGTTCCGGGCTGTCCGTGTAGATGTGCAGCGTCGTGCCGTCGAGGCGTCCACGCAGCTGGCAGAATGTCTCAGACAGATTGGTGAGCTGGCACTGGAGGTCCCGCATCAGAGCGGCACTGGTGCCCGGGAGAAGCTGGGCCTCCGCGTCGAGGTCCAGCGCGGCATGGCCGCTGACGGTGGCGACGCCTCGATGCAGGACGTCCGCACGTGGCCCTTCAATGGCAGCGTAGCGGAGGCGCTTCGTGGGCACGACCGGGTGCGTGATGTCAAAGCTCTTGGTGCCCGAGGCCGTGATTGTGCTATCCACATAAACGGCGTTCCTGAACCACGCGGCACCAGAAAACGTGTGCGAGTAGCCGCTGGTGGTGGTGGCTCCCCCATAACCGATGTTGTTGCCTGCGGCATAGTAATACAGCGCCCAGACGCTACTGTTGTTGACCAGCAAACCAAAGTTTCCACTTTCACCCATCAGGTAGTGGCGTCTGCTGATGTTGTCAAGAATTGAGAAACCAGCATAGGAATTTTTCACGCCCTGCACTTCAAGTGACCCGTAGGTCTGTGACGTGCTCGGCCAGAGATGGGGTACACTTGACCATCCAGTGGAGGAGGGCCAATAAACGCCGTAGTTGCCGTTGAACTGTATCCAGGTGTTGGCCTGGTAGTAGGAGGTGCCGTAATTTGACAGGAGCCCCAGCTGGCTAATGACGTGTTGCGGGCTTGACTTGCGAGCGTAGTTGTCAGTGGTGTTTTGTGTCCAGAATTGGCTAATGGTGGGATTTTCGCTGTTTGCACTTGACTGATTGTGGTAATTACCAAAACCGTATTGGTAGTAAATGTGCCCACTGCCGTCGCGTTCTACCAGCCGATTAGCCGTGTTGCCCGTGGTCGCGCCATACGTAATCGTGCCGTTGGCCGCCCCGCTGCCCATCCGCAGGCCGCCCCGTGCTTCGATGGGGCTTTCCACGTAAAGACCTGCGGTCTGCCCTGTCCTAAGCAGATACATGCCATAGGAGGCAAACTGCGCCACGCCATCAGTGCTTTCTGACCGCACTGTGAGCCGACTACTCGACATGTAGAGGGCGCCCACCGGGCCAGCGCCGAAGTTAATTTGCCCAGCTGTGAGGTTCAGATTGCTGGCAAGTGTGACGACGCCGCTGGTCTCTACGGTTAGCTTGGCTGCCGCAGAACCGTTGGTCGCAATCTGAAAGTTGTAGCCCGACTCAACGAAAATGCCGAAGTTGCCGTCACTGTTTCCGGTATACAGGCCGACCTGCGACAGGAACGCTCGCTGCGTCCCATTCTCCGCAAAGAAAACGCCGGTTTTGCCAGCGGTGGCCTGATTGAATCGTGCGACAGCGCTCCCGGCACCGCCTGTGATATCAAGTCGATACGTCGGCGTCACGCCGATGCCGACGTTGCCGGTGGCAGTGATACGCATGCGCTCTGCGCCACTGCCACCGTTCCACGTACTGAATGTCAAAGCGCCTGAGTTGTTTGCGCCATCGCGCCTGGCGCTGACTTGCCCCATGTACGCGTTGCTCGCTGCGGCATTGATCCACAAGAGATTGCCGATGGCCGCATCGGTGGTCTGTGAGCCAACAATCTCCAAGCCGGTTTGACTGCTACTTTCAATCGTCAACGCACGGGTAAAGCCAGCCTTATTTGGGCTGGCCGTGCCGATGCCGACGTTGCCATCGTTGAAGATGTAGCCGCTGCTGGCCCCGGCGAACGTCAGCGTGTTCGTGCTGGCGGTGACCGTGACGTCGCCACTGCCGAAGTTCAGGACGCCCGTGGCGGGCAGGTAGAGCGTGCCCGTCATGGTGATGTCAGTGACGCTGGTCAGGGCGCCGGTGACGTTGGCGGAGCCGTTGAAGTTCTGGCCCCAGAGCGTGCGTGTGGTGGTCAGGGTGGCGGCTGACCCGGTGGTGTTCTGGTTCAGGGTGGGGACGTCCCCAGCCTGGATGGCCGCGAGCGTGACGTTGGCGCCGTCGCCCCGCAGATACTGGCCGCTGGTGACCGCGCCAGCAATGGCGTTCAGGGCGCCCTGCTGGGTGGAGGCGCCCGTGCCGCCCCGGGCAAGGGCCAGCTGCCCCGTCCATCCGGCGGTGATGCTGGCGGCGTTCACAAGGGCCGTGGACGCATTGCCCCCGAGCGTCAGGGTGACGTTGGTGTCGTCCGTCTTGGTGAGGGCCGCGGGGGCCGTGTTCACCCACAGCGTATTCCCTGCGTTCCGCTTCAGAATGTCGCCAGCCGCGGCGGCGGTAATAAGGACGTCGTGCAGTTCCTCAAATTCGTAGCCGTTGTTGACTTGGACGAAGAAGACGCCGCTGTTGCCGCTCGGCGAGTTGCTGATCTTGAGGGGGATGCCGAGACGGACGCCGTGCGCGGGCTGGGTCGGACGGGTCTGGGTCCACGCCCCTGCGGTTTCGGACAGGTAGGTCATCACCCCGGCGGTCAGGCCGTAGGTGTTGACGTTGGCGAGAATGCCGCTGATGCAGATTTCGCCTTCGGCGCTGACGGCGATGTCTTCGGCGGCGATGCCAATGGTGTCCGCGCTGGTCGATTCGTCCGTCGCATCGGCCAGTTCAATCGTGGGGCGGTCCCCCTGCGCGCCGGTCAGGTAGACGACTTGGCCCCGGTTGATCTGGCTGGCGGTGACGTTCTTCGCGCGGACAAAGGCATTGCGGCCCACCTGCTGGGTGACCACACCGCCCGCCATGCCAAAGGCCACGGTGCCTTCGGTGGCGTCCCAGAAGATTTTGGCGATGCCGGTGGCCTCCGCAGCCGCCGTGTCGAGCGTGACACTGTCTACCGTCGGCGCGTCAGTCCAGCCCGCGTCGTAGTTCGTGGCGCTATTCTTTTGGAGCAGGTCTCCGGTGGCGCCTCCCGAGGGAAGGCCCTGCCCCGTCAGCGAGTCATCAATGTAGGTCTTGATGAGGCCGAACAGGGCATTGCTGAGCCGGGTGACCCCATCCGTAATGGTGGGCCAGGTGGGCATCGATTACCCCTTGTTCTCGTTGTAGGTGAAGCTGGTGACGGAGACGTTCGCCCCTGCCGTAATCGCCGTGGAGTTGAGGATGAGGTCGGCGCTGGCGGTGCCTACGGACCCGTCGAACACGGCGGTCGTGCCATCGGCCTTGAGGGCGCGGAACCAAGTGGCCGTGCCGGTGGCATCCGCGTTCGTGTCGGGGCTGATGGCGTTGGCGACGGCCACCCCTGCCGTGGCGGCTCCAAAGGCGTTGGCGGCGTTCCACCGCAGTTCGGCCAGTTGGACCTGGGTCGTCACGGCGGTGTCGGCATTGGCCGGTTGCGCCCCATCGTAGAGGCGGAGATAGCCGTTGTCGAGGAGGTCGCAGACCGCATCGGCGGCGGCATTGACGGCGGCATTGGAACGCTTCGGATTGACGGCCATGGGTTACTCCTGGGGAAGGGCGCCCGGGGTGGGCGCCAGTTGCGGCACGAGCCCTTCGATGAGGCCCGTCTCTGGATTGCGGTTAATGGTATAGCCCACCGGCATCTTGATGCCCGCGTTGATGTTGATGGGCTGGGGCGGCGGAGGTGGAGGTGGCGGCGGTTCCGGCGCCGGAGGGGGCGGGGGCGGCTGCTGGAGGTCCAGCAGGGCCTGGAGCTGCTCGCGCAGGCCGAATTCCCCGGCCATCTTGAGGGCATCGTCCGGGTTCATGTAGCTGAGGTGAATGATGGCGTGCCACGCGTAGGCGGTGGTCACGTCCTGGGGCCAGTCCATGGCCTCGGGCGACTTGAAGAGGTCGGTATGGGCTTCCCAGTGGACGCGGTGGTCCTCCCACGGCTGCGGCTTCTGGAGCGGCTGCTGGCGCGTCATCTGGATGTTTTCCAGCTGGGCCTGCTCCTGGTCGCGCTGCTCCCGGTCGATTTCGAAGTCCGGGTAGCCCATGCGAATCATGTCGAGCAGGCGGCGGCGCACGTTCGGGTCGTTGCGGTCCCCGAAGAGGCCATCGGCGGCCATCCCGCGAATCATGTCCACGCGGGCCGAGCGGAGCATGGGCATCATCTGGTCGGGCTCGATCTTGATGTCGGCCTGGTCGTCGATGTTGGACTGGCTGAACTCGTAGACCTCGGGCAGGTTGTTCCGGCCCGCGATGGAGATGAGGCGCGGCACCGTATAGTAGAGCTTCATCAGGTGCCGGATTTTCAGGTAGGCTTCTTCGAGGCCCAGGGCGTTACGCTGGATGGCGGGCCCATGGACCTGGTCGGCGGCCTCCTGGAGCAGGTTGGTCTGGAAGCCGGACGAGGCACCCCCCGCGCCCCCGAGGGAGGAGGGGTAAATCATGGTGATGTCGTCCATTTCCTTGCGGATGGTGTTCAGGACGTTCCAGGCATCGCCGATGACGCTGCTGGGCTGGAGGAACTGGGGCATGGGAATGCCCGGCACGAAGTTGACGTTCAGGCGCTCGCCCGCCTCGGAGGTGTAGGCGTCCTCGGCCAGGTTGAGCTGCTTGGCCACCACCAGCTTGGGGAAGAAGTGCATGGCCAGGTTTTCGCCCATCTTGGAGCGGTATTCGTTGTATTCGGACTGGAGGCCCACCATGCGCTCGATGAAGGCGTCGGGCCAGAACTGGCCGGGGGCCGCATCATCGCAGTATTCGACGCAGGGGTAGGGGTTGCGGTGGACGTGCTGGAAGTTGCCCGGCAGTTCCTCTTCGTGCTTGAGGAGCTTCTGGCCCGCGCAGATGACGTAGCGCCCGTTGGGGTAGGCGGCGCAGGGCTTGGTGAAGCACTCAATCATGAGGGCGTAGCCGCGCCCGTCCTTGATGTCGTCGCCCATGGCCGTGACGGCACGGGAGGCCATGCCCATCTGGCGCGTGCCCAGGTCGGCAATTTGGCGCTGGTAGAAGAAGAGGTCGGCGTCCGAGCTTTCGGGCGCGATGGTGCCCTTCTCCAGGCCGAAACGCTCCTCGATGTCCTGCGTCTGCATCATGCGGACGCGCATGATTTCGGGCTGGTCGGCCAGGAATTCGATGCCCGGGTCGGCGGGCAGAAACTCGAAGGCCGAGCCGTAGTCAATTTCGATGTCGCCCATGATGGGCTCGCGCCGCCCGTCCAGTTCGACGGGGGCATAGCCAATCTTGTCGGCGTCGTAGCGCAGCCACCAGAAGGCTTTGCCGGTGACGGGAATCCACTGCATGACCTGCATCCACTTCTTGCGCAGGTCGCCCCGCCGGGTGACGTATTCGAGGGCCTTCTGGGAGGCCCGGGCGTTGAAGACGTCTTCGCGGTCCGAGGTCGCGGGGACGACGAGGGGGGAGGGCGGCGTCTTGGTGTATTTGGCGACGCGGGCCACATACTTGGGCTTGATGTGGTTGATGCGGAAGCGCTTGCGGTGGGCGGGTTCGCGCTTGATTTCAATGCGGTTGAACTCAGCGTTCCAGCGCACGTCGGGGAAGCCCCGCAGCGCGGAGGCGTTCAGATACCACTGGATTTCGTAGGGCCGCCGCATCTGGCGCCGCACGTCGTATTTGTGGTAGACCTCGGCCACCACGGCGTCGGGGCTGAAGGTGCGCTCGCCCGTGGGCAGGTTGGGCTCGTTGGCCGGGTTGGGCGGGTTGGTCGCGTCGCCGTCAAAGGAGACGGGGGTGCCGGAGTCGATGGCCATTACATCAATCCTTTCAGGACGTCACGGGGGTCCAGATATTGGTCGAGGGGGTCCCACTCCTCCAGCTGCTTCTCGGCGGCCCGCAGCGCCCGCTCGTCGGCGCTCGACGAGGGCAGGGGCTGGGCGCTGGGCGTAAACATCTGCATCCACGTCTTCATGAGGTCGGTGGTCGCCATCTGCGCGGCGGTCATCTGTTCGAGGACCGTGGCCTGCTGCTTGACCATGAGGCGCACCAGCTCCATCAGCTCCGAGGCCTCGGCCACGGTGGGCGTGGTCTGGATAGGGGCGGGCACCGCCGGGACCGGATGCTTGCGGGGGCGGCCCCGCTTCCGGGGCGCCGGGGCGGCTAGACCCAGGCTTCCGTGGCTGCCGCGTTCTTGCGTTTCAGACATGCGAGACCTTCCTCGAAGAGGGTGGGGACTTTCTTGGGCCGCTCCATCGTGGGCATGTGGAGCAGGGCGACGCTGGTGCCCAGGGCGATGACGGAGGCCACGTCGTCGTGGCGCCCGGTGGGGGCAGCGATTTGCACGTTGCCCAGCGCGTTCATCTTTTTCTGGAGCTGGGTCAGCTGCTGGTAGATGACGGGCAGGTCCAGCAGCTTGAGCTTGGCCGTGCGCATCAGGTGCAGCAGGGAGCCATACATCTTGGCTTTGGATTTGCCCGTGAAGTCGTTGCCGATGATGGCGAAGTTGTGCTGAAGGGCCAGTTGTTGGAGGGCTTCCAGCTGGTATTGGTCGCTGTAGACGACCGAGATGCCCCACTCCTTGGTGAGGTGGGCGATTTCGTCGATAATGGTGGCCGGGTCCAGTCGCTCGCCCCGCTTGCTGTCGGGCGTCCACGTCTTGAGGATGTCCTGGACGACGGTGCCGTCCGGGTCCATGTGGAAGATGGCGAAGGCGAAGCTGTCGTGCCGGAAGGCCGGGTCCATGGCCGCGACGTAAAGGGGGCGCAGGCCCTGGGCCTCGTTCTGACTGCGGGTCCGGCCCTTGCCGTGCCCCTTGGTGGCCCGCTCGACCAGCTCGACGGCAAAGAAGCCGCTGATGGCCGAGACGAAGCGGCACAGGGATTCGCGGATAAAGGCGTCCGGGTCCTGGTTCTTGAGCTTCTGGAGTTTCTTCCGGGTGATGACCGGGTTCTCCATGGCGGCGGTGGAGCTCTGGATCACGAGGGCGTCCTCGTATTCGAGGCGGTCCTCGGGGTCAATGTGGCGCCCAGCGGTCCCGGCCTTCCAGTATTCGTACAGGAGGCCCTCTTCGGTGTAGGGCGTGGAGATGATAAACTGCTTGGCCCGGGGGAACTGGGACTGGGCGAACGAGACGGCGCGCTGGACTTCGTAGTCCGGGTTGGCGGCCTCGGCGGTCCGATACCAGAAGCCCACCTCGTCCATGATGACCAGCGGGACGGCGATGCCGCGGCCCGTCTTGATGGCCGGGGGCTCAGGCGTGACGACAATGCCGTTCTTAAAGTCGATGCGGTCCCGGCTGGCGGTCAGGATTTGCTTGCGCAGCAGGGGCGCGTCGTTCGCCATCAGGGCGATGAAGATCATGTTGGCTTTGGCGGTGGCCAGGTCCTGGGCGATATAGGGCACCACGACATCCTGGCCCGGCTTGACATACGCAAGGTGCCCGCCAAAGAGGATTTCGTACAGGGCGGCGAAGGCGGTGATGGCCGACGACTTGCCCGAGCGCCGCCCCAGGATGCCCACGAGCTGGTCGTATTCGCGGGGCGTGTAGGGCAGCGGCTGGGTGCTGAGGGGGTAGCCCAGCTCGTCGTAGGTCACCTGGTCGTTGAAGATGGCCCAGATGTCCAGTTCGCGCCCCTCCAAGGGCAGGCCGTAGAAGGCTTTCAGGGCCACCTGCTGGGGCAGGGAGAGGTGCTTGGTCCAGAGGCCGCCCATCAACTGGGGGTCGGCGATGACCTCCGCAAAGGGCAGATAGGGCAGGACCTCGCTGGTGGCCTCGACCTTCTCGGCAACCTGGACCTTCTTCGGCGGCATCGGGGGTTAGCGGCCCAGCTGGAGCGTGCCGTCCAGCACCGACTCCCGAATGGCGTCCATGCAGCGGCGGTTGGCCTCGGCGACGTCGTCGGCGGTGGCGCGGATGGTCTGGCCGTCCGGGCGCTCGTAGGTGGCGACGTAGGTGCCGTCGGGCTGCTGGGCGATGTCCAGCGGCAGCTGGAAGTGGCCGTTCATGAAGGCGTCGGTGTAGCGGTCAAACATGGCTGGGCTCAGGCGCGGGTGGGGGCGGTGGGGTCTTCATCCACGCCGTGTAGAGGTGCCCGGCTCGGGCCGCCATCCGTCGCAGGCGCCTCGGCGCTTTCTGCGGGTCCAACAGGCGCATAATTTCCTGGCGCATCTGGTGCCGGGTCTGCTGTCGTGAGGGCGGGCGTGATGTCAATGCTGGTCTCCTCCAGAAGGGCTTGGGTCCGTTTGGCGAAAATGTAGGCCGAAAGGTCGTCGGCGTCCTGCTGTTCGGCCTTGGTGGCCACGGGCGCCCGCTTAATCAGGTTGGCGCCCTTGAACAGTTCGAGGGCCACCTTGGCTTTGACGCCCAGATTGTCGTCGATGAGGGCGTCTACGAGGGCCTGGTGGGCCAGGGGCAGCAGCTCGCGGTGCAGCTTGTCCTCAAACCCGATGAGCAGGTCACCCTTGGCGGCCAGTGACATCGGACTTGTTGTTGGCGGGGATTTTTCAGGGCCATGGGCTGTCAGGGTGGGGTGGAGGCGCTGCAATACGGGTCGGGCCGGTTGGAGGAGGAGGGAGGAGGCCAACCTCGTCCCATAGAGTCCTCCACCCCACGATCATGCGACGCATTATACCATAATTTTTGGGAAAATGCACCCAAAAATCAAAAAATTCCCCCTCTGTCAGCCCTGTCAGGGCGCCTTGGTGGGGCGTTTTGGGCCCTAAGTGCTGTGTTTTCAATGAGTTAGGGGGATTAGCGGGGGGCTGTCAGGGGAGGGCCTGTCATCAGGGGTGATAGACAGGCTCTGTGGCGCTAAGTCCTTGATTTGCAAGGAGTTACGGGTTGTCAGTCAGGGGGGTGTCACGCCTCCCTTATATAGGAGGGATGACAGGCCCCCTGATTTGGCGTGATGGGACGAGGTGACAGGGAGGGTATAGGGGCGGCGTTCCTCAGCCGCCCGCCTATGAGCCCGGGGGGAGGGGCGATCGGGGCTCCTGGGGCCTCGGAGGGGCAAAATTTGGGGGTCCGGGAAAATTTTGGGGGGTCATTTCTTT